GACGAGGACGAGAAGGAAAAGACAGCCAAGAAGGTGTGGGACAAGGAAGAGAAGAAGTGGATGGATGCTTCTTCCGAGAAGGACGAGGACGAGAAGGAAAAGACAGCCAAGAAGGTGTGGGACAAGGAAGAGAAGAAGTGGATGGATGCTTCTTCCGAGAAGGACGAGGACGAGAAGGAAAAGAAGTCAGCCGAGAAGGACGAGGACGAGAAGGACAAGAAGTCAGCCGAGAAGGACGAGGACGAGAAGGAAAAGAAGTCAGCCGAGAAGGACGAGGAAGAGAAGGACAAGAAGGCTGAGAAGAAGGACAAGGAAGAGGACAAGAAGGAAGCCAAGAGGGTTGGGGCGAACGAAATGGACATCGAGCTTACGAGCGCGGTGGACGAAGACGTGGAGCCTGATCCCGAGGCCGACAAGCAGCTCGCTTCTCTCTTTGACGACGGTGTCACAGCCGCCGAGGAAGAGGAAGAGGCCGACGAAAAGAAGGCCAAGAAAGCTGGTATTAAGAAACTTGGTGGACAGCCCAAGGTTGCCTCCGAAGGCGGCGAGTCGGCTGACATCAGCTCAATCTGGAATTCGGCTCCAGACGTGAGTGGTATATTCAGGTAAGCCGGGAAAACAAGATAGGTTGGAGGACATACAATGTCACTATCAATCCTGATTCGTGGGATGCTGAACAGCATTCCGGTTCTGTCCGATGACTGCTTCACAAAGCAGAACTACGGTGCCAATCTGGGCGGGAACAGCACTCTGTCCATCAACACGCCTCGTGGCGTGCTCGGTGGCTCGGTGGCGGCTGTGTCTGGCGGGTTGGACTACACGGTGGTTCCCTGCACGGATACTCTCCGTCCAGTTGGTCTGTTCGTCAATGACGCAGCGGGAGCTGCCTTTGAAAACAGCCCAGCGGTGGCGAGCGGCAAGGTTGCCGTCATGAAGTGCATGGCGTCGGTCGAAGTGGACGTGTTCGAGACGGTGCGAGTAGACACGGTGACACCCACGGTGTTCACGGTCGGCTCACTACTCTACAGCTCGGCGCAGGGATTGCTGACGGACGAAGCGTCCAACGAAGCAGCCCCCAAGACGGTTATCGGTATTGTCATGAAGAAGCCGACGACCGCCAGCCCGACGCTCGGTCTCGATATGCGGATATAGAACAGCATTTCCCAGAGTCAGGGAGCATCTGCTCCCTGACGAAAGGGAACAGTCAACGGACGCTGAGTGGCGTGTTGACGAAAAAAAGGTTGAGGGTTCACGACCTACATCAAAGATTGAACCGATTGGAGGATTGGAAATGTTAGACAACCAGACCAAGCAGGAAATCATCTCCCGTCACATTCGCACTGCCGCAGGCAGGCAGCGTTTGGCGGCGAGCATGATTCAACCCCTCCGCAGGCGTCGTGACTACACGTCGGTAGGCCGCAAGGCTTTCTACGTGGAAGCACTGCCTGACGGCGCACTTCCCATCTATGACAAAGACCCGAACATCACGGCTTATGTCATTGGGGAAGAGGGCGAGAACATCGTGGCAGTGGCGAAGCCCAAGAGGGTTTTGTTCCCGCTGTTCGAGATTGCAAGTAACCCCGAAATCCAGCTCACCGAAATCAAGCAGCGTCGCTTCGACCTGATTGAGCGTTCAGTTGATCTGGCGAAGGCTGAGATTCAGGCTGAGGAAGACCGCAAGGTTTTCGCAGTCATGGATGCTCTCGCCGCCGACCCGACCAACCCGAACCCGGTGATTCCGGTCACTGGCAACCTGACGGCGAACGCACTGGCAGATGCCTTTGCGAACGTCGAGAGGACGGACATCCGTGTCGCCTCGGTGTTCCTGAACGCCAAGGACTATGCGGACCTGCGCAAGTGGGACCGTGACACGCTGGACATCGAGACTCAGGCCGTCCTGTTGAAGACCGGCTTGATGGCGACCCTGTGGGGCGCAAAGCTCATCGTCAGCCGTATCATACCGGAAGGTACTGTGTACGTTTGCGGTGAGGCAGAGTTCTTCGGTCGTATCCCTGTCCGCACCGAACTGACGGTGCTGTCGGCGGACGATCCCAAGAACCGTCTGATCGGTTTCTCGATCTTCGAGCAAATCGGAATTGGGGCATATAACCCATTCGCACTCCAAACGCTCGCCATTACCAGAGTATAGTATAACGCGAGTCTAATCGAGAAGTCAAGGAAGCCCTGAATGTAAAAGTTCAGGGCTTCTTTTTTTGCTTGCACATGTTTTACACTCCTGACACAGGCTGGCAGTATAATTCTTCGATATTTCCCGCAAGGGTGATGAGCCGTGTTTCTTCCATAGCCGAGCGTATTTCCGCAGAGGATTCATACGGTGTTTTCGTGTGGTCCTTGGATGGCAGGTATCCCGCCAAGAATGCCGTAAAGGTGTTCAAGTCGAGAGTTTTGGCGCAAAGATTTGCCGACAAGAACATTGACAGGAACTATGTCGTGCGGACGATTTGGAATCCAGCGGCGCACGGCGAAGACAGGCAGATGACACATTGGAATGCCTCTATCGCCGAGCGCATCGCCTCTATTTCGTCGGTCGCTCCGAGCCCTGCATTTGTTGCCATTACATTGCCCTTGCGTAAGCGGTTGAGTTACGGCGATCAAGTGTGTTTTCTTGGCTCTAACGGGCGTGGGCATGTTGGCGTATTAACGGGCATGGTGAAAAGCGATGGGTTCCAATTGACTATGTCCGACGGCGAGAAGATTCATATTCCAGTGGAACATTTAAGAATGCCAAAGGGCGGTTTCAGGGTAAGGGATTCCGCTTCAAGATGGGTGAAATTCGATGATTTGCCGAGAGAGACTCAGGCTGACATAGCCAGTGAAATCGAAGAGCGATTCGGTGTCTATCGTCCGATGGATGACTTGAGAGGATTAGTCAACCCGCCTGTGTTTCTGGTGCGTGACACGCCGATACGCAGCATCACTGGCTACAACCGCAATCCGTCTCAACTGGCGGTGGGCAAGTATGTCGAGATGCTGGAGCGTGGTTCGGAGGCACCGCCGATTCTTGTCGACGGCAACAAGTTCGTCGACGGCGGGCATAGATTTGCGGCGTATGTTCAGGCGGGACGGAAGACGATTCCGACAATTGACGTGGGCAGGATTTTCAAGTTGTGGCCTGAATGGGAAGCGGGCAGGGCTGATGAGCTGGAAAGAATGGCTGGTGCCAGAATGGCAGGCGTGCCGAAAGGCATTGTTCTTCTTCACGAGGGAGATGGCTTCAATGTTCGAGGGATCAACAACCGCCGCTTCATGTATGACCCCAAGACATCGGAAATCCTGTTTGGCGGAAGCGATGTCGGCAGGTCTTCTCATGCTCAAGAATGGTATGACGCTGGAGCGAAAGGTAATTTCGATGATTGTGTCAGGGGATGGATTGGATATGGCGGCAAGTACAAGGACGGCATTATTCATTTTGCCCCAGAGGTGACGAGCAGCAGGTTTAGCGAAGGATACGATGCTCTTGATATGTTCAGAAGGCATGGTGCCGCAGGTAAAACGATTGTAAGGAATTTCGTGAAGATGATAGAGCAGCCGATGGATGAGATATTCAATCCATCGAGGGAGAAGGTGGCAACAAGACCCATCCGCATTGACAGACGTGTGGCGCAGGAGTCCGTGTCCCGTCTCGTCGCTGACCTGAAGGACTCATATTATGGTCGTCACACAGACGAGCGCATTGGTGACAGAAGATACGCTTTTATCGACCATGTTACGATTCAGGATGTGGACGGAAATGACATACGGATTCAGGTGCAGTATCGGTTCAAGAGTTCGAGCAGCGGGGACTTGGTGTTGGGCGGCGGTTCGGGAAAGGTGACAACGACGCAGGAGCCAGCCATAGTGATCGAAATAAACGGCATCTATACCGCTGACGTGTTTTACACTACGACTTCGGGCGAGCGATTTTTTGACGAGGCTGTGTCGGTGCTCATGCACGAGTTGACCCATCAGGCGGATATCTACACCAAGTCTGTTCTGACCAAAACGCAAAGGGTGCCCACAGAGAAAGAAATAGACTTGGTCAAATACTATAACAGCCCCGCCGAGATTCACTCCTACATGCGTGAAGTGTTTGAGGAAATCTATCGGCACCTGCCTGTTTTCTTGAAACATTTCCCGTCAAATGAAGCCGTGACTCGGCTTACGAAGCTGAGTCCGACATGGCAACGGATTCAGGGATACCTGACAGACAGGAACAGGGGTCTCATGCTTAAGGGTATCTATCAGGCGGTGCAGGACTACATCGCCGAGCAGGGCTTGCAGAAGGCGGCAAGTGAAGTTACGAAGGTGGCGGGTTCTCTTGCTGACAAAATCAAGCAGGGCGGCAAGGCGCAAGGGGATGGATGGTATTTTGCCGTAGAAAGTCACGGCAGGGATTCTGTCTATGTCGGCCCATTTCCTACCGAAGAAATCGGGGTGCTGGTGGCGGCATGGCACAGGAACTCAAACATGGAAACGGCACAGCCCGTGTATTATTACGACACCGACAGCATTCAGAGAATTGTGGGCGACAGCGACAGCAAGTTTGTCACACCAGACATGTACCGAAAATGGGTGATTCATTCCTTGGAGAGCCCGCCTCGCAAGGGCACATGGAAGCAGCTCACCGAGAACATTGAGAATTCTTTAAGGGGAACCAGAACAGAGCATCTCTGGACATAATTCCCATGTGATTCCTTTCAGCCCCAGACAGGCCCGTCTGGGGCTTTTCTTTTTCTCGGATTTCCGCCTTCCTGCCGCAATATACAGTTGGAGGGCGATATGAGCAGGAAAGTCCAAATGAGGCTGGTCGGCAGCAGGGCAGGGCGGGTCATCCTTCACGTTATTACCCTGCGGCATGACGGCAGATGCCTCTGGCATTGGCAGGGAATAGCAAGGGAACTTCGACTGGTTTGAAGATTTCTCGGATTTCGGACTCGCTGATGCAATATACAGGTGGAGGGCGAAACAAATGAGTAATGTGAAAAGAGTGAGCATAAAGGGCGATCTGAACACGATGGCGGTTTCTGAGGCAAGCAGCCCGTCAATCCTATCCGAGTTCGGGGTCGAGATGCTCGTCAAGGGGCACAACATCTTGGCAGAAAAAGTGCCCGAGGCGTGCGAGGAATCGAAGGTGATAGAGAGGTTCTTGATGACAACGACATTCCCGCACTTCGGGCTGAAAATACGGTTCGGCAATGGTGGGCGAAGTGAGCCGAACGAATACAACGGCGTGACGAAGTATTTCAACTACGAGATTTACGGCGAAGAGGCGATAGCGTATGCGTACTACGATATGCTGATTGACGCTCTCAAGTTTTTCGGCAACGTCAAGGAATCGAAGATTGTGGACTTGGAGGGGCAATCATGAACTGTCCGTGTTGCGGTTCGGAGACGAATAAGAGGGAGAGCCTGCTGGGAACACTGGGCATTCTGGAATGGTTTCGGTGTCGGTATTGCGGCGGGCAGTGGTCAAGGGACTTGAGGAAGAAAGCGGCGAGAAAGGCGGCGAGAAAGTGACCATCCGAAAAGGCGGCAGACAGATTCGCGTTTACTGGACAACTGGCAAGTCGGGCCGTTGTCGGATAATGGCTTTCGAGCAAGAACGGGCGGGAACGCATAGGCCATTTAAGTATTCGGAGTCTAAGCAGATGGTAAGAGAAGCAAGGCAGTATTTGGTGGAAGGGAAACTATGAAACTGAAAATGGGACTCGATTTCGTTCGTGACGCGAACTGGCAACCGAAAGAATTCCGGTCGCTGGCAGGTATTGTCCAGTTCGCCAAGCGCACTATGCCGGACTACTTGAAGCGGTTCGGATTCGGCGTTGCTCTCTGGGTCGGGACTGAGTATGTGCGGGTGTCATACGGAAGGAAGTGCTAAATGAACCATACAGAGCATGCTGAGAAGGCAAAGTCCGCAACACCGTGCGCCGCATGGCACATCACATTTGGAGGCAGGTGCCTTAATTGTGGGTTTGACCCATCCGTGCCCGATACTCGCATGGAGCAGGCGGTTGGTCACGCAAGGAATCATCGTGCCTATAAGTGGGCAAAAGGCTTGCCAGTGCGGCACGACAGAACAGACTGGACGAAGGAAGAGATTGCGGCATACGAGGCGGAATACAACAGACTGAGTTATGCGGGGAGGGTGGAATGAGCA